ACTCCTAACACTGTCATTAATCATAGCTAGTGTAGATATAGCTATGTCAATCACAGTAGATGATTGGTTTAGAATGTTCTGTGATTGCACTCTATTCATTCTAATCTGTGCAGCAATAATGTTGGAATTTCCTTGCTGGTTTAATAGTGATGATGATGACTATGTTAGTAGGAAGGAGTGGTGACCTATGACAGTTAATAAACTAATTCAAAAGTTACAGGAATTAGATGGTAATATGAAAGTATTCACTTATATTGATGAAGAACTTGAAAGGCAAATGAGATTTCCAGTAGATATTAAATATTGCACTCCACATTTTCAACTTGTAGTAGGTGCTAAGAAAAGACCAGAAAATATTCCAGAAGATGAAATTTATTTAATTTTGGACTAAAAAATGATCATAGGCTTCACAGGTTCCCAAAGTGGAATGACACCATTCCAACATGATGAATTCATTAAACTATTAAATGAATTTAATCCAGATGAATTTCATTATGGTGATTGCATCGGTGCAGATGCTATAGCTGCTAGAGAGTTTATAGCGTTTCATTTGAAGTTAGAAGATAAGATACGGAAGTTAGTATGTCATCCACCTACTGATAACTATAAGAGAGCATATGTCATAGAGAATATGAAGAGTGTAGTTAAAGATGCGCTCCGCAACTGTAAGTATAAGTTAGTAATTGAGAGTAGAGAACCATTTAAGTATCTAGAGCGCAACAGACATATTGCAGAAACTTGTCATACTTTAATAGCTACTCCTAAAGAATTTGAGCATACACTAAGGTCTGGAACTTGGGCAACCGTAAGATATAGCTGGAGATTAAAGAAAAATACTATAATTATTCCGCCGCTTGTTAGAGATACAATATGACCAATAAAGTAAAGTGTCCATTCTGTTCTAACTCTGATGAATCTATGCTTAAGATAGAGAACAAAAGAGTAGAGCATAACTTAATCAGAGTAGCTTATCATTGTGAAGTGTGTTCCAAGGATTTTATTATTTGGAAAGACCAATAGAAAATATCATGACTAAAAAAGAACTAATTAAATTTCTTGAACCCTACAGTGATGAAACTAAAATTCTCACTTATCATGTAGAAAATAGATGGAATGAAAGAGAAGGTCTCAGCACTACTTCTATATATTATGCAATGAAGAGAAGTAGTATAAAACCCCTTAGAATTCAAGAGGGTGAAGGCATAATTGTTATAAGATAGAACATCATGAAAGTAACTAATTTAATTGATGAATTATTTCGTGTATATTCAATGAACGCTAAAGTAAAATTTTTAGAAAATGCCGCACCAGCACCAATTGAATATGATTTTGTAAGAATTGAGGAATCTGAAGATAAAAGTGAAGTTCATATTTACATTAAAAATGATGACGTGCGATGATGATAAAGTGTGGTTGTAAATGCCATCGTAAGGATGAATTTTATCCAGCTGTGGCTATAGTTGTTCACCCTATTAATGGACCTATACCAATTTGTGTCTTGTGCTTCAATGAATATTCTAACATGACTTTAGTAGCTAGAATCTTGAATAGTAATAGCTCATTCTATAGTTGCTCAGCTACTAAATTGATGTTAGATGGTTATCTTGAATGGCTTAAGGGTAGAATCTTACAGGATGAGATGGTTGAATCATGAATATTATAAATAGAATACTTCTAATAATTTTATGGCCTATTATGGTGATATTTGATGTGGTTTTTGGTGCTATTTTAGGATCGTTAGAAAACTATGTAGAAGGGCAAAGAACTTGGCTCAACTATTGGAAGAAGTATGGTGAATAAATGGAAGTAATCACCCCTCGTAAGAATGTGATATTCGATGCTACTCTACTCAGTTCATTTATGGGCTGTGAAAGACTAGCTGACTATCAGTTCAATCATAATCTTACACCTATTACCGGACATGGTAAGAGTCTAGAATTAGGTATACTATTCCATAAGATGATTGAACATTATAATCTTGCTCGTCGTGATGGACTAAGACGAGAAGATGCGGCGCTGAAAGGTCAAGATGCTGGTGCTAAATTCATAGCTGGTGATGAAAATGATCCTGAAAATTATCCGGGCATACACAATGCTAATGATGAAGAAGTATCGCATCTGTTAGATACTTTTGACCAGTATGTAAACTTCTATCGTAATGACCATCACACTGTTATAGATGTAGAGAGAGTTCATAGTAAGCAAATCTATGAAGATGATGAAGTTCGTATTCTTTGGAAGGCTAAAGTTGACGTAAGAATTGATACTGTAGATGGAATAATCTCTAAAGATTATAAGACTGCTGGCCGTCGTGCTAAAACATCATCACTTAATACTCAGTTTATGGGTCATTGTATTATTCTTGGCACGCCATACATGATAGTTGATAAGGTTGGCTTACAGAAAACTCTTAAGCCGGAGGAGAAATTTGAACGTATCCATATGAACTATAGTAGAGATAGATTAGTTGAACAGATTCAGATAATCGCGCATTGGGCATATCGTTATATTGAATACATTGAGCGTGGTTATCCTGTTCCTAATTATACTCACTGTGATAAGTTTGGTGGCTGTCAGTTTCGTTTCGTTTGTGAATGTGATAGAAGTATGAGAGAAGATGAATTGCGTCAACACTTTAAGATTGGAAAGAGTTGGGACATAGGGAATGAGGATGATTAGCTATGGGAGATATGGCTGATTATTACGCAGATTGGGACATAGGACCAGATGATAGTGATATAGTTCACTGTAAGTTCTGTGGAATAGCTTGTTATTGGAAAGAAATAGAAAAAGGAAAATGGCGACTATTTGAAGATTTGGGGAATATAGATAGAGATAAGTTACATGTTTGCAAGGAATATAAAAGGATAAAGAGCGATGACTAAACCAATAGCGGTTCTAGGTAATAAGATTGGTGAAACTTTCACCTGGATAAGAGAAGAATATCAAGATAAACTTGAAAAGATAAACTATCGAAACAGAACAGTTTATCTAAGAGATGGTAGAAAATTAATAGTTGTAACTATGGAAGAACACACATATGGAATGGAGTTTAGTGCTTGCATTAAAATTCCAACTTATCATACCTTAGAAGATGAGATAAGGTGTAGAGTAAGATGACTAAGAAACCAGAACACATCCATAAGTATAGTCGTGTTAAGTCCACTAATGGTAACATAGTCTATCGCTGCATGTTGCCAGGATGCACACACTATGTGCCAAAGTATTTAGTTAAGGGACGTATTAGTTTATGTCATGTTTGTAAAGAGCCAATGATAATGGATTCATTTGCCATGCGTAGAGTTAATCCACGTCATGTAACTTGTATTAAGAAGAGTGATACATTTAAGAAGCTGCAAGATGCGCTGGAGAAGGTGGGATTATGATATACACTATCAATGCTAATGAACTACCACCTACTATTAGAGCTACTTATGGTAGTATTAGAAGGAGAATTGTTAGCTGCTCACTGACTATCGATAAGTATTCAAGCAGAGTAGCTTATATCATAGGCTATGTGAATGAATGGAATGGTAATAGGCATTACAATACATGGTATTATAACAGTGGATGGAATATGGGAGTAAAAAATTGAAAATTACACAGATTAGTGTAACAGTAGAACCTAATTCTTATGAAAAAGAACATGGGATTGAACGTAGAATTTTAGCAAGACATAGTGATGGAACGTGGTATACTAGTAGTGGAGGATTTTATCCGTATGAAACTAAACTTGCTACACTTATACAAGAAATAGTTTATAAGTTTGAATTTAGTGGTGAAATAAGTAGTGAGGTAAACAAGAAGTGAGCACACTATTCGATGCGGCTGAGTATTTAGATGCAGCACTGTATCTTTTCAAGGGAGAACCCGGCACTAGAAAAAGCACTGCTGCACTATCATGGCCTACGCCACAGTATTGGTTCTCTATTGACCAAAAGATGGAGGCACTAATTGTTCCTGCTAGAAAATGGGGAATGGATGTAACACAAATTAAGTATGATAACTATGGTGAGATTAGTAAGCATAATACCCATAGTAAAATTAAACAAAAGTTACAGGAGTTTCAAGTAAATCCACAAGGTAATAAAACAATTGTTTTTGATTCTATTAGTAGCGGGGGTGATGCGGTAAACTTAGATACTATGAATCTTAAGTCAGGAACTACTACAGGTGCGGGTGTTGAAAAAGGTAAGCGTATTGGAGGTATTCAAGTAGCAGGACTAGAGGAATATAATGCTGAGGCATCATTCTTTACTGAGCTAATTGGATTACTTAAAGATATTAGACTCTATCACAGAGTTAATGTGATACTTATTGCTCATGTAATGGAGGTACAGATTGATGCAAAGACAGCCTTAATTGGAAATTTCGTAGCTAAGTCACGTCAACTTGCGACGGGAGGGAGGAAAATTAGCGCAAAGATACCAGCACATTGCACCGAAGTCTATCACTTTAACCTCAAACCGGAGGCAGATATTTCTAAGGGGGGAAAGTATGAGATATTAACACAACATACATTCTTGGATTTTGCTAGAACAGCTTTCAATTTACCGGCAACAATCGAATTCAATGACCAACAACTTTACACAACTTACATTAAACCAGCTATCGACAAACTAAGAGGACAAAAATAATGCCACTTATTACAATCACTCGTAAGGACATTCTTCGTGGTAAGTTAGTTGACCCCGACTGGTATCGTGTCAAGATTGAAGATGTTGGGGAAAAGACTAGCAAACAGGGAGATTCTCAGAATTTTCCAATTGAGGGAACAATTCTCTTTAATGCTACTACTAAGAGCGAAGAGTTTAAAGATGTTCCTCTTGGACCGCATAACTGGAACTTTAATGAGAAGGCTATCGGTTTTGCTGTAGGCTTTCTTGAAGCATGTGGTGTAGAAGTTCCTCCTGACGGTGGGAGATTTGAATTAGTTGCGTGTGCTGGCAAGACTCTTGATGTTTATGTTGGGAGGGGAGAATACGACGGTAAGCCCAACAATAAGATTGACCATAAGTATAGAAAGCCTGTTGACTAGTTGACTATTCTGGTCATGGCACGGTAATAGGACATAAAATATGAGAGTGCTAGTTGACATTTAATTGGATTAAATGTTTCATCACTAGTCCAACCAGAATTCTAAAGGAAAGAGGGAGTAACAAATGGTAGATGAAGAAATTGTTGATGATGAGATTGTGGATGATGATGACACTGATGATGAGGATGAAGAGACTGAGCCTAGTGATGAGAATGGTGAGGATGATTAATGGCTAAGGCTAAAGTATTAACTGCAACAACTGACAATTGGAGGGACAAATCTACTTTTCGATGTGGCACCTGTATGTATTTTGTCGAAAAGTCTAATAACATTGGTAGATGTAGATTCAATCCACCAGTGGTAGTTAATGGTTACCCTGTAGTCTATGATACTGATTTTTGCGGTCAGCATAAGTTAGACTATAGAAAGGTATAAGTAATAAGAGGGGGCGCGCATCTTACACGCGCATCTTTTATTATGCTAACAACAATAGTAACTAAGTTAGTTTGTTATGATTGTAACATAGAATTAGTTGAAGATAAGAACTATGGCAATAAAAAGACTATGTTATGCCCTAAGTGCTGTATGAAAGTAGTCATAAAATATGTTGAAGAAGAAGTAAAAATAGGTATTAATCATGAGTTATATTAATTTCGAAGAAGAATTTACAAATACAAAAACTAGAAAATTCGTTATATTAAATAATAATGACACAATACTTGGTAAAATCAAATGGTTCTCTCATTGGCGTAGATATTGTTTTTTTCCAGAACTAAATACTATTTGGGATTCTAATTGTTTACATGAAATTATGGTTCAGATTGATTTGTTAATGGAAGAAAGAAAATGACTAACACAGAAGATTATCTCAAGTCAATCGAACCAAAACCAAATCCCTATGAAAGAGATGGTAAATGGTATTGGTATGACTATGAACAGGAAGTAGAACAAGGACCATACAGTAGTAAGTTTGCGGCATTAGTTGAATTAGAAGAATTTGTTAGAAATTTAGTTAATGAATAGAGGTAAAGTAATATGGCCCCACTAGCCCAACTGGCAGAGGCAACTGTCTTAAGAACAGTAAAGTCAGAGTTCGAATCTCTGGTGGGGCACCAACTATGACTGAGAAAATTACACTATTTGGCATACCTATTCATATATGTAATAAAATTCCAGATAAGAATAAACTCTATTCTATTAATCAGAAATTTTGTCCTTACTGTGGAGAATATCTAGTATGCTCTGCACAAAATGCACAAGAGAAATCAAAGGAGAATGGTATCAAATAAGAAATGTATATCAACAAAAGGAGTATAACTTCTGTTCTAAGAATTGTGTTCTAATGTGGCTAATGAATCTAGTTGGATTTGAGAAGGAGAAAAAGAGTGGAAGGCATAATCGCACGAATCCCTAAGAAAGATGATATGTATTGTTCTTATACTTTTGTCCGAACTAACAATGGAGATTATTTTTTACACAAGAGTGAAGATACTAATGTGTGGAGAGAGATTGTAAATAAGATTGATAATGGATTGAAATTAAAAGTTGAATTCACTCCTGCTGAGGGAACCAGAGGACCGAGAGCTACTAGGGTTAAGATTATTGAGGTTCTGTGATGACAAGAAAAGAACTTGAGCAAGTATTATTCTGTCTTAAGAAAGTGAAGCAGCCCAATTCACATATTAATGAAGCTATTGCTTCTGTTGAAAGAGATATTGCTAGAAGAGAACAGCAGAGTAGAGCGCAAAGAGATTTAGCTTATGATAGTAATGATTGGCCCTTCAATGGATAATAGGAGTAACAAAGATGACAAGAAAAAAGATGCCATCTTCTGAAGAGAGACTAGCTGCACTAGAACTTAAGTATGCCCAGTTACTTCTAAAGTATACTGAGTTAGAGATGCAAGTTAAAGAGACACACAGAAGAACTAGAGTTCTATTTGCTAAGCACTTTGGTTTGGTTGATGAACTTAATAAGATGCCACAAAGAAGACAATTAAGTTATTCTAAGACAGATGCATTCTTTCATAAAGCTAGAGAAAGAAGGCAAATGCTTTTAGATGGTGACTGGTAACTAATATGATAAAAATCAATCAAGATGACGCAGACGGTTTTACATTAGATGTATCAATCTGGTCACATTATAAAAATGAAAAATACTATCTAAAAGATACAATTCCTATGCCTCAAGCTAGATATTTAGTTCATGGTATAGATGACTCTATGTGGACTGATTCTATAGAAGATGTTATTTCTTATCTTAGAGAAGAACTAGAAAGATTGGAAACCATAGCACCTACAGAAGAAAAAGAATAATGAGTAAATTTAAATTTGATACAAAAGAATTTCTTGTAACTTGTAAAATTACTAATAAGTTAACAGCAGTTATAAAATCTAATATTTCAATAGAACAAGATGAATTAGAGAATTTAGTAAATGAAATAGAACGTGTGGTATATAAAATTTTAATAGATAGCTATCACGTTAATTAAACAAATGAAGATATACGTCCCTGGCTCCGGCGCCATAGGTGCGAAACTTGCTATAGTAGGAGAAGCACCATCTTATGAAGAGGAAGAATCTCGTATTCCTCTCACTGGGCCATCAGGTCGTCTTACCAATGCTATATGTAATGATGCTGGTTTCAGTCGTGACCAATGTTGGGTGACTAATGTTAGTAAGTATATGATTATTCCCCAACAGAAGGGTAAGTATGTTCAATTCTCTAAGAGAGCTGAACAAGCTGGAGTAGATTTAGAAGAACAAATTAAAGCATTACGAGCAGAATTAAAAGAGATTAAACCTAATTGTATTTTGGCTCTTGGTGGTAGCGCATTATGGGCATTAACTGGACATAGTAAGATAGAGAAGTGGCGCGGTTCTGTTCTACAGTCATTCGATGGTATTAAAGTTGTTGGCACATATCATCCAGCACATATACTTCGCTCTGGTGAAGGGGAAGGTAAGAAAACTGGTTACTGGCAGAAGTATGTAATGCAGTTTGATTTTAAACGTGCATGGGAACAATCTCAATTCCCTGAGATAAGAAGGCCATCACGTCACCTTACCATATGCCGTAACTCTAATCATCTATATGAATTCATTAACTCGTTCATCGGTAATAAGAATAAAGTATCAGTAGACATTGAAGCTATTCACTGTATACCAGTATGTATTGGTCTAGCATTTGATAAGTATTCTGGTATGTCGGTTCCTCTGTGGGGTCACACTGATGTATGTAAGATTAGTGATATACCAGATGTAGACTTAGCACAGATATGGATTCTTCTCAGCCAGTTATTCCATACTCAATCAATGAGAATAATTGGTCAGAACTTTAAGTATGATGATGATAAACTCCGGCGATTAGGCTTCACATTTCATAGTATCTTCTCTGACACTATGTTGAAGTCATTCACTATTAGTCCAGAGTTGCCAACTAACTTAGCGTTTAACACTAGCACTCATACTGATGAACCATACTATAAAGAAGAGGGATTAGAATTCGATTATCGTAAGCATAAGATTGATGACTTACTCTTATATAATGCTAGAGATTCTTGTGTAACCACTGAGATAGATGAAGTTCAAGAAGGTGAGTTAGATGAGTTAGGTTTAAAGAAGTTCTTCTATAACTTCATAATGGAGTTGCATAACTTCTATCTTCACATAGAGAATAATGGATTCTTAGTAGACGAACCGAAGCGTATGTCGCTTCTAGAAAAGTATGTTAAGTGGGATGAAAAGATTCGTTATGAGCTATTCCAATTAACTGAACATTTCTTTCATACAGATAACTACCACTGGAAAGAAACTTCATTCGTTCTACACGAGCTATTAAAGATTCCATTTCGTCAGGGAACTGGTGAAGAAGTATTAACTCAGTTACTAGGTAATGTAGTTAAAGATGAGAAGCGTAGAAAAGTAATTGAATTAATATTAGAAGGTCGTCGTGTAAACCGCACCGTAGGCTCATCACTAATGTCACAGCCTGATAGTGATGGTAGGATGCGGTCCACATATTATCCATGCTTAGACACTGGTAGGAGTGCATCATTCTTAATGGAGCCACCTATCAGACCTAAGATAACTGTGTCATACCGTGATGCAGATGGTAAGAAAAAGACTAAGAAGAAAGACTTTGGATTTAGTTACCAGACTCAGACTAAACATGGTGATATTGGTGCTGATGTTAGAGAGTGTTATGTAGCTGATGAAGGTCATGTATTCATTAATGCTGATAAGTCACAGGCCGAGGCGCGCGTTGTAGCACTATTAGCTAATGATGAAGAAATGTTACAGATGTATGACCATCATGACATACATGCATTAACTGCTAGTTGGTTCATGGGAGGCACAGAGGAATCGTGGTCAAAAAAGGTTCTAGGTTATGAGTGTCCTGAAAGATTCTTAGGTAAGACTATTCGTCATGCTGGTCACTTAGGTGCTAAAAAAAGACGAGCCGCAACTGAAATTAACACTCAAGCCAGAAAATATGGAATAAATATATCAATGAGTGAATACAAAGCTGGTAAGGCATTAGAAATATTCCATGCGCGTTGTCCTAACATTAAAAAAGTATTCCAGGCTGAAGTTATTAAGTGTATGGAACAAGATAGAATGTTAAGGGCACCTAAGTTCTATGGCTTTGATATAGAATCTGGTGCGGTTCGTACATTTCATGAGAGATGGGGTGATGAACTTTTCAGAAAAGCATTCTCATTCTTGCCACAGAATACTGTAAGTAATGATACTAAGGGAGGAGGAATACGTATCAGAAGAAGAATACCAGATATAAAGATAATGGGAGAATCACATGATGCTTTACTGTTTATGATACCAGAGGAGAAACTAAATGAATGGACTCCTATTATCAAAGAAGAAATGGAAAGACCGATTGACTTTAGCTGTTGTAGTTTGAAGAGACATGAGTTAATCATCCCCTGTGAACTAGAGATTAGTAAAGACTTGCTTAACTTTAAGAAGTTTAAACTTGGAGGATTATGATGGCATCTAAAACTATTGCGACTACTAGAGTAAGATTATCAAATGGAAAGATAGTAAGGATGGATTTACATGATCTTTTGTGCCACATAATATTCCACTACAGTGGAAAAGTAATTCTAGAAAAACATACTGGTCATCCTATCAAGTTAAAGAAGTTTAAACCATGACTACATATAGCGAACTGACAAGAAGCACCGAAGAGGAATCTAAAAAATTTAGAAAGGCTTTAGATAAACTTCTCTTTTCAAGAGAGGAATTTATTAAGAAAGGTCCAGCAGTTATTTTTGAGAAGTTTGATGAATGTATGAAAGAACTTAAAGAGAACAACAAAAAGCTCCCGTAGCTTAATGGTAGAGCTGTCGGCTTATAACCGACCGATTCAAGTTCGATTCTTGACGGGAGCACCATCGTCTTTCAAAGGAGTTACCATGAAAAGAGTCTATATGCATGAATTCGTTCTAATACCTGATATAAGAAAAACAATAAGACAGGTTATAGTATTAATTGAATCAGACTCAAGTGACTCTAGTGAAGCACATAAAGAAATGTTGAACTTAGGTGAGGAATTTTTTAATCAAAATATGAGAGTTAATCACACAGTAATTGAAGGTTATAAAAGTTATGTACATGAGTCAAAGGAGTAACAATGAAGTTCAAAGTAAAATCAATGAGTGAGAAATGGTTGACTAATTACTACTATGAAGAAACTAAGATAGGCTGGTTAGATGGTCCTATATGGAGACTACCTAAAGAGCTAAAGAGATTCTTATTTGAACAATATGCTAGTAGACTTAAGAAGGCGGCTTAGTGATGAAACTATCAATTGATCCCAGATGTTTATCACTAATTGAATCGCTTAGAAACTTGAAATTTGAAAAGGATGTATTCGTTCTAACCAAAGAAGAAGTCCAAGCACTAATGGAATGGCTTCAACATGAGTTTATTAATCCCAGGCTAGAAGTAGTTAATCAGATAGTGAATAGGATGCAGGAGTTTCTGAAATGACTATGGGCGAAAAGATTGGTGCTGTAGCAGAAATTCTAAAGAAAAGATTTCCAAATCTAAGTGTAGTTGAAACAATTAATTTAGCTTGTAATATTGTTGAAACAATAGATGAAGCTAAAAAATGACATGGCTTAGAAAAATATTAGATGCAACTAAACGTCTTGAGTCACCGGCTTCTTTCTGGTATTGGTCATTCCTAGCATCTATTAGTGCCGTAGCAAAGGATAATGTATGGGTTGAACGAGATGGTGCGTTTCAGCTTTACCCTAATATATATGTAATGCTACTTGCTCGTTCAGGTCTTAGAAAAGGTCTACCTATAAAATTCGCTAAAGACTTAGTGAAGAAAGTAAATAATACAAGAATGATTTCTGGTCGTAGTTCTATACAAGGTATATTAAAGAAGTTAGGAACAGCTTATACAATTGAAGGCAAAGGAGTAATGACAAAGAGTTCTGGATTCGTTGCAGCATCAGAGTTTACTTCTTCATTAGTAGAAGATAGAGCTGCCCTGGCAATCTTAACAGACCTTTATGATAGACATTGGAATCCAGATGAATGGGAATCATTACTTAAGATGGAGAACTTTAAACTTAAAGATCCCATCATATCAATGCTACTTGGGACTAATAGTCCACACTTTAAAGACTTCGTTCCAGACAAAGATATATTCGGTGGCTTCATTGGTAGAATGTTTGTTATATCAGAGGAAAAGACGCGGTGCCGCAATCCACTAGTAAGAAAGACTGAAACATTTAGCATACTTAATACACTTCGTGATGATCTAAACATTCATATGTCAGAAGTCGCTAAACTGAAAGGAGAATTTGAATGGGATGAAGATGCATTAGATAAATTCGATGATTGGTATATGGACTTTTTTAAGACTGTTGATGCTCAAGAGAACATAGATGATACCGGCACTATTGAAAGATTTGGTGATTCAGTTCTTAAGGTAGCAATGCTATTGTCATTAAGTGAGAAGCCAGAGTTAAAACTGAATTCTAATAATATTGAAGAAGCGATAACAGTTTGTGAGAAACTAGTAGGTAACTTAAGAAAGGTTACATTAGGTAAAGGTGGTAAGAGTCCAATGGCATTTCAAAAGACATTAGTTATAGAGGAGCTTCTTAAGAGACAGCCGCATGAAATATCTAGAGTGATGTTACTTAAGAAATATTGGATGCACTTTAGTGGGGAAGAACTAACTGAAGTTATTAGAACTCTAGATGAGGCTGGATTTATAAGAACTGAAGTTCACGGTAATACTATGGTATATATTATGCCTGATGCTGTAGTGGGGAAACTGCAGGAGTATATGAGGGGGAAGGGTTAGTTATGACTGTTACTTTTTTTGCTCGATGTGAAGGCTGTGATGCAATTTATGAGAATCCAACTAATATTAGATGTCCAAAATGTGGTGACGGAAGATGGCACCCTGAAAAATTAAAGAACGTAATTGTAAACGAAAAAGAAGAGTTAAAGAAAACAGATAAGTTCAATCAGCTCCTAGAGCAGATGCGCACCATTCACGACTCTAAAAGAAAAGACTATGCAGGAGAAGATCCACTAGAGAACTTTAAGAGAGCAACTATTATAGCATCATGGTTCACTAATGAAAGGGATAAAACTTATGCTACTTTGTTAGGAATAAAGTTAGCAAGATTAGCTAATCTCTTATCAAATAATCAGGCGCCAAATAACGAAAGTGTTGAAGATACTTTTACTGACGGAGCTAACTATCTTTTGATTTGGGCGACTGGAGTGGTGAAGAAATGATTATTCTATTACTAGTTATAATCTTTATCCAAATCACTACGCTCTATGTGATAATGGACTATAAAAATTCAATCATTAGACTTATGTATAAATATGAGCAAGTCCTTCGCACAGTTAGAACTGACTCACGTATTAACGACCACCAATCTTAATATTATATTTTTCAGGTATAAACTTTGGTCCTTGTGGACCACCTTCATATGTTTGAACGCCCATACCAGCGCCACCAAATCCAATTATTACTGGTGCTAATGAGGGATCATCCTCTATTACTTGCATTAAGTCCCCACTAATCATGGGTGCTAACATCTCTATAAACTTATCTGGTAAATAAACAGGCCGCTGTTCATTAGCTGCCATTAAATCTACGAAGAGTTTTATACTGGGATTTAATCTGTTGGTAGCAAAATTAACAGCAGTTGACCATCTAGTTTCAGGTTTATAACCTTCTCCAAACTTATGGAACTTACCAGATGCTGAACTAGTATAACCCCCTCCAATAGTTTCTCTATAACCTAAAACTAAATACTGTTGTAATCCACCAGCAGGATCAACTCTAGTATTACCAATTTTAATTTTACCAAAGTCTGCGTTACTAGGATCTTTAGAAACTTCTGCTCCAGCTAGTTCTGCTAATTCTGCAATGCTCCACCAACCCACAACAGATCGTAATGATCCTTTAATCCATTCCTGTCTAACAAAAGGACTAGCTTTTGCATAAGTAGTGGGATTCAACATTCTAATATTACGAGCATAAAGGCGCGGTGCGAATAAGACATCAGTAAGTAATTTAACATTTTTCTCCAGATTAAGCTGATGCGAGCCAATTTCTACACTAAGTCTGCCTGAACCTGTTAAGGAATTAACTGCTTCTGCAATTTCTTTACCAAGAACTAAATTAGTCTCTGGATTTAATCCTTGTGATTTAGCAAGATTATATAGCATTTTAAAACGAGAATAACGTAAATCAGCTAAGAAACCTGTATACCCTCTATTACTACCTTGAACATACTTACCATAAACTGGCGTTCTCTCGGCTAATGCTCCTCTAATCATTTCTTCTCTAGGTCCAATTTTACTATCCATACGTGGTATTCTAAGTCCAGATTGTTCGGCGTAAGATGGTATATATTTTCCAGTAGTAGGGTTAATAGTTTTTGTAAAAAGAGGATCAGAATCTATCTTGTTAAGTATAGATTTAAGTGCATTTTTACTACCGAATGCCTTAGTAGATTTATAGAAAGCACTAAACCATTCCTTAGTACCTATTAATGGTAGTCCCTGCCTAAATGCAGCTGATGTTATAAATGGGGGATCAACTGTCATCAATGATCGGGGAAGATCATAGACTTCACGTAAGGCACTTAACTTATTAACTGGTTGTTTCCCTTTGAGAACTGTGCCGACTTCTTCTCCAAATATTTCAGCTAATACATTAATCTGGCTATCAACAGGAACTCTTCCGGCTTTTAGTCTATTAATTGCATCTACAGCCTGTGCAGCTTTTGGAATATCTATGTTAGGATTATTCTTAGCATGTTCTCCTATAGTCTTATACAAATTATTTATTTTACTTTCATCCATTTGTAGGGGTTCAATTTCAATTTTAGTATGTTCACCACTTAACTGCCTCATAAATTTACGAGAGGATTCCTCATCTGTAATATCAACTCCTCTGGCTTTAGCAAATTTTTCAGCACGTTCTCTAGCATAAATTGCTGCTTGACCTTTATTTAGAACTCTTAACTCTGTTAATTTCTTAGCAAACAAATTCTCTGGAATAATTGGTTTCCCAGCTTTATCTAAAATCTCACCAGTAGCTATGTTAGTAAAAGTTCCATTAGGATTAGCACGAATTCTAATATTAGATTTTACTCCACCTGCTGTTGGTTTAGAGATAACTTTTTCCCCAACAGTAGTCATATCTCTAATACCCGTTGGACCTGCTTCAAATCTAAATCTAGGTTCTGGCAGAGCTAATCTCTTAGGAGTGAAAGGCATATTGAAACCTTCCATTCCAATAGTCCTACCTAGTGTTGGATGTTCAGCAGGGCCACTACCGAGAACTGTTCCAAGTACACCTAATGGTGATGCTGTAGGTTGCAAAACATTCTTATATAATTGATGACGTAAACCTTCTAAGATTCGACGCGGTAATCCTCTTCCCTCACCAGAAGATGCTTCAGTATCAGGCAGAACAGATTTCAATAATAATGGATTCTCTTCTGGATTAGGATTTAATACTCCAGGCTTTTCACCTATCATTTGTGGAGTAATACTTGGAATGAAAGATTCAACATCTCTCATGAAAGATTTTCTAGGGCTAAGTAATCTCTCCTGCCATGTTGACTTAATTGATGGCCTTTCTGGTTCTTCAATAGGTGGATGTCTTTCAACATTGAGTTCTGGTATCTTTGGTTCAACAGCAGATGTCTTATAATGTTGAATAACGAGAGCTATATTATCTTCACTCTCACCAGCTTCAACCATTCGCTGAACTATACTCTGTAAGTCCTGTTGTGGCATTACTTACCGCCAGGTTTAGTATACTTCTGAATAAGTTTGGCAGCCTTCTGCGCCGCGTCTGCTAATGGAGAACCTTCATCACTAACACCACCACTAGTAGGAGCAGAACCAAATATGAATTTATATATTTCATCATACTGCTTCTGCGTAGGTCCACTAGCAAAACCAAAGAAGTTCTCACCAGGTTGCGTAATTTGGGGTATACCTTCAGAATTAAGTTTAATAAACTTGCGATACTCTGGATTACGATTTATCAAGACATTATAGTTCACTTGGAATTTATCTAAATCTCTTGATGGAATTTCTGCTGGTAATGGTTTTTCTCTTTGAGTTATTCTAGTCTCTTCACCCCTAGCTGTTATATTTTTTCTCTCTTCTTCACCGCGAGCACCAACTGTTTTTCTAGCCTCTTCACCAGTAGTACTAATTCTACCTAATGCATTCTCTTGATTTAGGTTAATAACTTCTTCATCGCTCATACCTGTTCGGCCCAATTCAGTAACCTGCTGAGTGATAGGGTCCATAGCACGAAGAATACCATCATCACCCCGTTCAAATTTAGCCCCAGGGTGTTCAGCTCTAAATTTATAAACATCTGCACGCTGTTTTCTAATATCAATATCCTGTTGCTTCTGTTCCATTCCCATCATTGCCATGCCCTGACGTTCTTTTAATAAATCTCTCTGCATTGCAATTTCAGGGTCAGCATGAACAATATCAGCCACTCTCTTCTGACCTATCTGCTCACTAACAGAGGGATTATAAACAGTATTCGGTCGTTTTGCAATCTGCCCTATATCACGCTGTTCAACAAACTGATTCCCTTGCTGATTAATCTGCATAAGGAGTGCTTGATCCTCTATATCAGCCCTTCTCTTACGAAGATTACGCTCTTCTCTTAATGCAGCTAGAGTACTAGAATCAAATCCACCACGAGGTTCTTGTATACCTAATGCTTCATATGGTGAACTTACCCGAGACATTCTCATACGTTCGGCTAATGTAGGCATCATTATCTCCAACCATAGGCATTACTACCACTTAAAGCTAATCCACCAGTTCTACGTGGTATAGTTAATCCTCTAGCTCTATTAGTAGCATCAAGCTGTGCAGCATCCGATACCTGATTACCAAAAGTGCTAACTAATGCTGGTGAAGTTCCATAAAGGGAAGTCATACCTCTAAGTAAGTCAGATTCTTTACCAGCACCTAATTGTTCAAGATTAGTCATACCACTAAGTGCTGCTAACTGTTCTGCTGTATTACTCTTCCCAAGTTCAGCTTCAGTTCCCTTTATACCAGTTAATCCCTGAAGCGCAGCTAATTCTCGCTGGAGATTAAATGATTCTGCTCCAGTTTTAGATTCAAGATTACGACGTGCAATCTCATTCATTAAGTTAGTTTCCTGACCAGCAGCCGCAGTATATTGTGGTGCAGCAGATAATCTACCAGCAGCTTGTCTTTCAGCTATACCAGCATTAATATCAGTAGTAGCGCCACTTAATAGTCCAGCCTGTTCTCTTGCCATCTTAGCAGTTGCGGCTCCTGCACCAGGAGCATAACCACCTTGTAATGCTTTGCTACGTTCAAGTTCTCGCATTGCGTTAGCATAGACAGAACGAATTGGTGATGTTCCTCTAGCTCTTAAATCAGCTATAGCTTCTTCATCATAACCACCAGTTTTAGCTAGTTCAGAAAGATTACCCATTGCTCCAGTCATTTCAGGACCACGTTCATAAGCCTGGTCCTCTGGAGTAAACGGGTCTCTACCTAGAATATCTTGATATGCAGTTTTTTCTTGCCCAAAATCAGTAAGTGGCTGCTGCGTCTTATTAAGAAGATTCTGATAGTTCTGCATTAGTGATGACATACCACTAGGCTGGTCTAGTGCAGACCTAAATCTACTCATCATATCAGAGTAATCATTAGTCTGCTGTGGTACAGATTCAGAATATGCTTTAGCTGGTGTTATTGGTCCCTTATTCTTAGTAGGTGGCTGACTACTAGCTGGCCCTTCAGAACCACCAGACGGACGCCATAATGCTAAGCCTGCCATTAGATTCTCCTAAGCATCATCCACAACAGAATAAACAGCTCTAATCCGTAAATAATTAGCAGCGTTTCCACCAGTTATATCGGCTGCCTGATAAGCTACAACAGCTGTGTTAGACTCATCAGAAGTATTCCCAGCAGTTGGTATAGCAGAATTCTGCCATCTTTTATTAGCAGAGCCCTGATACAAACTTACAGGTGTAGTAAGGTCAACTCCACCACCACTGTATCTTAATGAAAAATTAGATGCGGTATTATAAGCACCAGCGGCAGAATCTTTTATGGTAAAGCAAGAAATAATATGTATATATTGGTTTGCACCCTGTGCAGCAATAATTGTAATTGGAACACTATTAAGTGACTTAATCTGAGCATCACTTAATTCTAAATCAGCTACAAAAACATTGGATGCAGCAGCAGTTGCGGCCCATACAGGGTCAGCAGCAGCGCCTTGAGTTTTAAGAAAATGTCCACTAGTTCCTGCACCTAATCTTTCCCATAGGGTAGCACCACGAAATAGTATATCACCCTGCGCAGCTGATGTTATAAAATCTAAAAATTCAGAAAGAGTTAATTCTTCTACTACACCTGCACCTGCTGTTTTTCTGCCAAGAGCACGAGCAGTAGCAGAAACATTTTGTATCATAGCATAGTCAACAGCACCGGCAGCTATAGTAGCAGCTTGTGAACCGACACCAGGACCAGCAGTAACATCACCAGTTAATTGATTTATTCCTAAAGCACCAGCTGCACCAGAATAACTTTCCCATGCTGCTCCAGTACTTCTTTCAATAATACTTTCATCAGTTACAAAGTATAATGTTCCAACCGGAACTGTATTAGCTGCCGGTTGAAGAGCGCGAGTACTTCTTAAAATTACAGCACTTAATTGCATTGTAATTATCCTAAAATATGAGTCATTATAACATCGCCATCTGCAAAAATAAGAACAGGTGCAGTAGGATCACCATCTGTTAAAACTGACCATTCACCTGCACCTACTGATTCAGTGGATGAAATTCTAGTTAAAGTTTGATCTACAGAATTAATTGAATCTATAAGTCTATTTATTACATTGAACAGAGCAATATTAGTTCTCTGTAATCCCGTCCCAAGAAGAAGAGCCTTAAGCTGAGTTATCTTAGCCATTACTGTGGATAAGAAGTTTCAGTAGGTTTAACATAGATTAACATACCATCTAGTTCAAAGTATTCATCAATCTCAGTAACAGAAAACTTAAGACGCGCATTCATACTCTTAAAGTTACAGAGCCGCGTCGGTTGTCTATCAGTAGTAACTTCAAGAACTGTATCTTGTAAGTCTAATGACCGAACATCATCAAGAGAATAGAGAGTCATCTTAAAGTTACCAAGGCCAGTAACTCTAACTCTAACTATACCAAAATGATTAATATATTCAGCTATTGGCATTATTCACCTAAGTAACCAGTTATGCCATATGGCTCTGGAATAGCTACATCTCTAGTATCAACATCTAATCTTTCATAAATAGTATCATAGTGCCTACCTGGAACTATTGTATAGATGCCTGATGGGTCTATCATAAATACTATTAGTGCTGCTCCACCAGCATCTAGCCAACCTAATCCACCACCAGGACCATCATCAGGAGTAATATCTATATCTGGTGTAGGTGGCACAGGCGGCTCTGAAAATGAATAAACAAAAGACCATTCAGCACTATAATCTGATACTCCTAACAGAAAGCTCTTTGCTCTAAAGTATACGTCATAACTCACTTGAGATTCTAATACTTCTTCTTCAATTGCATTTAATATAGTATCTTCAACATTACCAATAGTTGCTGCCTGTATGGTAGGTGGCGCTACAAATACCGAAGCCCAAGGAGTCCAGCCAATATCTGCACTAATGGACATTTCGATATTAGTCCAAGCATCAGCATCAGCGTTCCAAGTTAAATCTACATTATCGGGATCAGTAGAATCACCATCTAAAGTGTCAGGGACAGATGGTGCAGCACCGGGGAATAGTTCATCACCACCATCATCAATATTAAGAACAAGAACTACATCTTCAAATACATCAGTCCCAACTTCTGCTAAGAGAAGAGAGAAACCACCAGCCCAAAAACCATTAATATAAGTTCCACCACCACTAGGATTAGGATTACTATCATCATAAACTGTATAAGTTACTCCACTTGCAGCTACGTCAATATAAGACCAACAAGATAAACTACTATTACCCGCATCAACTGAAACTGTAGTTCCAGCGATAATTAATCCAACATTTGAATAATTACCATTTGGTGCTACAGTTGATACACCTAATGTTGTAGCATTTATCCAATAATTACCAGCGGACGCAGTTATAACGAAGTCAGTGAACCTAATTGAATAAGTTCCTGGTGCGAGATTCGTTAAGCGAAGAACAGCCTGACTCATGACATTGACAGCTTAGGAGTAATTCTAATTAATGAACCTAATACTGGACTAAATGGTAACACACCTGCACCAAATCTTTCAGCCCATAAGAGAACACCAGCAGCATTAACTACAAAGTAACCATATACAGTAGTTGGTGCATTAGTAGGACCAGTGAACTGAAAATCTTGATATGTATATGATGCTACTGATGGGGCACCTGCAACTATACTCCAACTAGCAGAACTTAAAGTTTTAGATACATAACCTCCACCTGCTACTTCAGTATAGTTAGCAGCAGTATCAGTTTCAGCAGGAGTCTTATCATTAGAATAGAGCTTAAGTGTAACATTAGCTCCTAGTGCTAATGTAAGAAGTGCAGCTTCACCAGAGTTCGGCACTACTAAAGTCATAACATGAACCCACCAATAGAACCAATGATTACTTGGTTTATGTTAACAAGAGCCACAGTATCAACACTAATATCAAAGCGCCAAGGAACCCATCTAGTATCTTTTGGTGTCATCCCATTATTATAGTCACCAATTAATAGACGACCATCTGGTATAGCACAAAGGAGTAATTGACCAATAGGATCATTTACAATTTGAATCTTTCTAAATTCATCTCTATCTAAATTCAGCCAGTAATCACGTATCTTCCATGATAATTCTGGTTTTAGATAAAGACCATTAAAAATTACTATACCGGCAAAAGTAGTAACAATTAAGAAGTCAACAGTCGCGGCACCGGAATCTATCACAGTTGCTATACCATGAACTGGTGCTCCTAATGCTTGGTCAATCATAGTAAAAGGCCAAGTTGAGGGGGCTTCACCATTATCAATATATGCACCAGTCCTATTTCTCTTCATTACATAGAAAATATCTTTTAGCTCTTTAGCATTTGTAATAGGATTACCATCTAGGGGAAAAACAAGCATCCCATCAATCTGGCTAATTGCTTCGGGTTCGCCAGGAGCAGAAACTAAAATTAGCGATATATCAGTAAAAGAAGTGAAAACACACAGCCTATCATGGTATAACGCTAAGCCTACACCAGCAGGTATTTCAGCATAGTTATCAAAAAGGTGTGACGCATCTGCAAGTAAATCAGCATCATAGAATGAAACATCACTAAGGGATGTCGCTACGTTATCATCTATTGTGCCATTAGGTATGAAGAAGTATTCATAACCTTCGAAGTTTCCATTGAATGGGTCTACTAAAGTAATAGTGCTAACAATATGTCTCTTAACTACAGCTGTATCTAATGATACCGGAACTGTAGTAAATGATACTGAAAATGCAGCAGCAGTAGTAAATTCCACAAATGCAGATGGTGCTGAAAGATGACCAGTATCTCTTTCGTAAACTACACCAAATAGTTTTTTACCAACATCAGTATGACCAGCAGCACCATTAGCTGCTATTACGTTACCAACAGGCGCGGCACCAGCAGCTTTTCTAGCAGCAGCACCATCACCTAGATAAACGTAAACGAATTCATCTTCAAGACCCTTTTCAATATTAAGATCACCAAATACGTAACTTGTAAATGGTGTTATATAAGCCCTACCTGCAACTGCCACGAAACCAAAATCTGTCATACCTGCGATAGTAAGTAGTGGACCATATACTGTAGTAGAATCTACAACATGATAAATCTCACCATCTGCACCATTAGTTTTTAGAATCAAAAGAGTATTAGCATCTTGAGTTACATAGTTATAAATACGGCGAATCTGTCCTAATGGAGCTAACACATCTTGATGTATATCTAGACCATCACGAGAACCACATGAAGATGTTCCTATAAATTTAAGGTTCTCGCAATCAGAGAAATGATCACGCGGAACTTCTTCCACATCACCTCTCTGGTAGAGGCCATTAAATGTGTCAATCTTAACTGGTTTATGATCTCTCATTTACCTTTAACTACAATCTCTATTTTATCGCTATGAATTTCTGCACCCAATAAAGATATAACTAGTAACTGCCAAAGTTCTTCTCCAAATACACGTCCCAACATAGTAAAATTTAATGGAGTTCCAGTAGATAACTCATGTCTTAAATTTTCTAATTCAGTTTCATTAATAGGCATAAGATTCTTCCAATTAATTAGGGCTACCCTACTTATCCCTTACGTAGCATCAAACCAATGATAGGGCGAACCATGTAAGTTAGTATAGTAGAGTAGCCCATCTTTTATTACGAAACTCCTCTATTCTTCCAAGAAGCGCGGAACGGCCTTCTCCTAGTAAGAATAGATTGTCTACCTTTAGTTGGTATACCAAGTGCTCTATCAAGAGCATCAACAGCTAATTCATTAAGGGCACCAGCTCTAGTTTCATTTTCACCAATGAACAATGCACATAGTGATGCAGTTCTATAACCAAGAAACTGTTTAGCACCCTTAATAGCTATTGCTACATCTACATCACCTATAGCTATCGTGGTGAAGATAGACTTAACATAATCAATCTTAACTTCTCTATCAGCGTTTGCACCTACAAAGTTTATAGCATTACCAACCCATTGCCACCACATTAACCAATTAGTTAGAGTAGGAACTTTTGGTAAAAATTCTCTCCGCTCCATTGGAGTAAAAGAATTATCACTACCAGAATCTCTCTCAAACAATTGTTGAACTTCAACTAAATCAGTAGGTAAAACAACAGTAGTAGCACCAGCAAGAACTACTATGGCAGCAGAAGTTTCATTAGTTATAGGAACATTATTAAGTTCAAATAACTCTTGAAGATCACTCATCGCCATGTTAAGATATGGGAGCATGGCTACATCAGTAAGACTCTCCTGTGCTGTATCATTATTTAGCGATGCAGCCATGCTCAAGACTTCAGTAGGAGTGAATGACATTATCCAGCCACCTTCAAGCCAAGTTCTTTAAACTTCTTTTCATCAAGAATAGTCTTACAATTTGGGCACATCGGGAAGTTAATATTACGTAATGTGCCACAGCTTGTGCAAGGGATCATCTCATCAATGGTAACGAAATCCTTAAGCCAAGGCTTTTCTTTTAATCCAAGTTCCTGCGCAGCTAACTTCATATCAGCAGCAATAGCAAGTGGATTACCATTAGAACGTGCCCATAAGGAATCAGCTAACTTGACAAGATTCGTAAACCAATTCTTCTGTCGTGCCTGTGCTCTATCTAAAAGACCCTTATGATCTTTGACAAGTTTAGCATAGTCAATAACACCAGGCACAAAGAACAGACCTGGCATAGAATCAGCCATATCACAACCTAACATACCATTACAGTAATCTCTTACAATAGATTCTGCAATTAAAACAGATGAGATAGGAATCTCAAGTAACGGCTGATTCTCATCTACATCTCTAAACCAGCTACTAGAACCAACAACTAGAAATGTTGGCTTCTCATATGAACCTGGAAGAATAGTAAAACGTCCAGGCTGAATAGTATGCTTAGTTTCATCTACCAGTTTCGGAAGAATCGAAACTACAGTAGACTTATCCATTGGATTAACAGGCGCGCGAACAGCTTGCTTATTACTAAGTGACATTATCGACATTTTCCTTCTCCTTTGTTTGCGCTAAACTGACACCTTCTCTGTAGCGAAGCGCATCGCTAGCCTCTGTTTCATTACCGAATAGTTCTTCTTCTATTGCACTTATTCTCATCTCAGTATTATGTTTTGCCTCCAAAGGATCAGCATCGGGGTCTCTATACTTAGCAAAATATGCCTTCCCATGTTGCATATTATCAAGTATAAATTTACATGCATCAAACTTTGGAGGCAAATAGTTATGGTCCCTATCTTCAAATACCCAAACAGGTTCATAGGAGAATTTACTAACAGGTAATTCTCCCAGACTAGGTTCTGGAACTATAGTTAATCCTTCAAGAATATACTTAGCGTGAATCCACTGACGATATTTAGGTAGCTCTCGTACCTCTGGTGTTAATAGAGCAACTCCAGCGTCAGTGAATTCTGTTAATCTTTTCTCGAATTGATCTTCTGACCAGACTATGCGAAAGTATGGTCTACCCGTAATGTCACTACCAAAGTGACGTTCTAACTGGCCATTAATCAATTCGATAGATTCAATTAGTAACATTTCTTTACCAATTACGCATTCGGAGCATAACCAATACCAGTTACAGTGGTGCCAGATGCCACACCATCAATCAAAATCTGAGCAATAGAAGTAGCATCAGTTCCAAATCCACCAAAGGTTCCCATTAACTTAGGATTAGTGAAAATGATTTTTCCACCAATATTCGCAGCTAATGTACAGAGTTTCAAAGAAGAAGCACCAAAGTTAGTAACAATGCAATCTTCAAATAGCTGGAATCTATCAGCACCAGCCGCAGCTGCTACCTTAACTAACAAAGGTGAAGTTGCAGTTGCATAGATTGGGAAAATACAATTCTTGAAGTGGTTACGTGCCGCACCACTAGCAAACTCAACAGAGGCATTTGCGACAGAACGTGCAATTGTATCAACACCAATCACACAATTTTCAAACAAATTTTCACCAGCAGTTAGCTTAACACAACGGCTGGTAGCACTAGCGGCAGAAGTAGCATCAATCATCCCTGCAATTTGACAACGGGAGAATCTATTGTAAGGAGCCGAAACTGTTAATGGAATAGAAGCTGCGACACCGGCTGTAAATTCTGTAACCCATCCAATGTTATGGAATAAACAACCACGAGCGGAGACAGTAAAGAAATTAGCAAATGCTGTATCAGAAAGATTTGGACGAATACTAGCTCTAGGCGACCATGGAGAACCAACAGGAGTCTGCGCAATAATATGCGTACAGGCTTTATTCCAATCAAAAGCTGCACTTAATCTCACAACAGATTGAGCAAGAGTTCCACCGGAATTCTTAAGCACTACAATATCATTTTTACCTGCTGTAACACGAGCTAATGCACCACTACTTCCATCTAAGGTCTTAATTGGAGCATCTTTCGTGCCGTAGTTAGCATCATCACCATTTAAATAATCTACCCAAATTAATTTACCTCCAAGTAAAAGAAGTGAATCGAGAATACCGTTGTCATTTAGCGCGCGGAGTTTATACCAAATATTGTCAATACTCATCTCTAGCTCCTTCTTGAGCCATCACATTATGTGACAGAGGGATACTCTTCCATTTGTGGAAATTGAAAAGTCTGACCACTCATAGTTGCATACTTAGTATTCCATCCACCCTCAACCTTAAGAGGCCACATGTTAAGATTTATCATATGACCAAGCTGAACATCTAAATCACAATAAATCTTAAAACCTGTAGCTCTCACTCTATTGAAAAACGAAACATCATCACACCAGCTATCCTTTTCTATTTCTCCTAGTGTGACCCAAGGCTTCTCTTGCTTTTTAAATACCTCAGTCTTAATTAAAACAGCTCCAAATCCACAACTAACTACTTCAACTAATCCAGTCCTATCTTTCAGAAGCATGAATCTACATCTGCCATTTTCATAAGCTTCATCAAATAAGACTGGATAGTGTGGATAATTCCTCATTAGATATAGTCCAGTAACTACATCTTTGTCATGGTCCAATAGACGTGTTAAAACATCAGGACCAAATACCATGTCATCATCTAAGAAGAAAACATGTGTGCAGTCATTATCTAAAGCTGCTTGAATTACCAAATTTCTGTTAGTAGCTGGAGATTGTCCATGAGAAAGCATTAATAGCGTTCCTTCTGGTTTAACCAGTGTATTAAAATAGTCGTAGAAATCCGCCCTACGAGCATATTCTCCTGTGGGAACACCTATTATTACTTTCATTTTAATCTCTAGCTGGTAGTCGAACTCACTATATAGTAAGTTGCGGCGATGGGTTCATAAACAAGAAGATACGCTCTACTAGCAACAGTAGTCGTTCCTCCTGAAACGTTACCACCCGTAGTAAAACCTGTAGTCGTGCCTGGAACAATACAAAGCATATGTGTTCCTGCTACAGGGGGAGTGATAGTGGCAATAGCCGTATTACCAGTAACCTTAGTAATAAAGGTAGTTGGGGCTATTGTAGCAGCCGCAGTTACAGTAACAGGTAACGGCTGCTTATTACTCTGAACAGTGCTAAAATTCTGAAAAAGCAAATCACTCGCCATCATCATCTCCTATTAGTAACCAGCGGGAACCGCAAGATTATCTATATATGAACAGCCAGCAGGATTATTCACAAAGAACTGCACACCGTTCACCATATAGAAAATGTCCGACGTCATAACTCCACCAGAAGGACCACGCAGCTCGAAAATCTTCCGACCATCAGTAGTGTAGAATCCTAATGGCAAAATTTCACCACGTCCCCACACTTCGTCAACAATAAAATCGATTCTGGTTCTGTCCCAGCTAAAATGTGGCTTAACTGAGGCCCCAGCCATCTGCATGTTATTGCCAAAATACATATTCAGAGACTCTTCTTTAGCCTGTTTCTGAATAATGGAAACTAACTGACCAATCTCCTCATATGCCTGCTGCTGACAAGGATGCATCCATGCAGTAGGCGAGAAGTTATTATCAATTCCTAACCTATTACCAATCTTGTTCATCGCAAGACGTGGTAATGGAAGAGTAAGAGCAGCAGCACCACCATTAACCCTGTTAGCACGAATCTCAGGATTAGTCACACGAGACATACCTAACCATGAACCTGTGCTAGCATTGGAATGATGGTATGGCACACCATAAATCGCAGGAAGAGCTGTAGGGGTAGCGATACCAGCAGTAACTAATAAGTCAGTTGCAACTGCGCCAGCAATAGCAGGCGTAACTCCAATAGTCTTATTCTCAACATCACACAGCGTGATAACACCACTACCCCTTAACGTTGCGAGAGTGGTATCAAACAACTGCACAGTCTGACCACGACGCATTAACCTAGCACCAAAACCATCAGTAGTTAAAGTGTAGGTATCAACACCAGCAGCAGTAGCAACAGTAGTAACAGTCCCAATAACACCATTACCAGGCTGCTGTAACTGTGCATCTAACTGACGACGTAATTCATCTAACGCAGTTGCAGTAAGTCTACGAACAGCATTAACAATAGCCTTACGTGCATCATCAGTAGACCACTGAGTCAGCTTAGTATATTCGATATTCTCACTAACGAATACCGCCTGTAACACAGCCTTATCAGTCTGCGGTCCACCACCACGGCCAAGATCACCACCATCAGCATCAAAATACTGGAATGAACCACCTGGACGCATCTCAAGTGGAATTCTCATCTGACGGTAACTAATCTTTTCGACAGGACGCTTCTTAACATTAGCATAGAACTTATCATCCCTCTCAAACAAAGTCTGTAACTTAGGGAGGACACGCTCTAATTCAGTTGCGGCAACATCAGATTCAACAACAGCCATTATCTAATCCTCACTCATTAAGTAGTCCAAAGTTGACATTTTCTTAGGAATCTCTTTCGGTTCAACAATCTTTTTTGAACCTGACGTTTTACCAACAGGAAGATGACCTTTCTTCTCTATGCTAGGAGATGTGCGCCCCATACCCTTTAGGGCTTCAGTACGAGACTTCTTAATAATATTGGGTAACAATGTCTTAGCCTTGGACAAGTAGGCTGCACGAATTTTGTCCAGAGCAATCTTATTAAAATTAGTTTCAAATGCTTTCTTCCACAATCCATCCATTATTGCACTAAACCTCGTATCACTACCAATCTCAGTATCGAGAGATTCAAGTGCATCACGAATAGCGGTGCGCTTAACATAGTCACTCATTACACCATTAGGGTCAATATGTGCATCCACAGTAGACTTAAGAGTATTCTGTACCTTAGTATCTAGATCATTCTTAGAAGTATCAAACCGCTCCTTAACAAATGCCTCTCGTTCTTTCTTCAGTCGCGCATCAGCGGAGTCTGGTTCTTTAGTAGTTGCTAACTTCTTAGGAGGAGTAAATTCACTAGTTCCAAATATGAACTGGTTAAGAAGAGCTGCACTCTCCATCAGTTCTTTATTATTAGAACGCTTAGCCTCGTCTACCATCGTAATGACGGTATTCTTAATCACATTACCAAGAACGTGATTGTATGCTTTCTCATCGACTTCTTCTAAAACAAATAAGTAGTTATCAACTACATGCTTGAAAGACTCTTCATCAGTCTCTTTAATAGCCTTGAGAATAGGAACTATCTTACCTTGTGATAAATCAGCCTCAAACTTATCAAGAGTCGTAGCTTTCTGTGCAGCAACCTTAGCATCTTCGATAGTAGGAAGAATTTCAGTATACTGCTTCTCTTTATACATAGCCCTTTCAAGATATGGAAAATCTTTAAAGAGCTTAGGATATTTAGTTAATATCTCTTTACGACGCGGTGGAACTACTAACTCTAATTCTTCTTGCTTCTTCTCATCTGGCTCTTCTTCATCTTCATTTTCGTCAATCTCTATCTCAGGCTCTTCTTCATCTTTCTTTTCTTCTTCTTCTTTTTCTTTTACTACTTCTTTCTCCTTAACAGGTTCTTCTTCCTCCGTCTCAAGAGCCTCAAGAATATCATCCTTAGTAACATCACCAGTAGGTTCAACTAATTCAAGTTCTTCAGCCATTTTCTACTCCTTGTTGTGGTGCCTCTTCCTCAGTTGGCGGAGCACCTTGCGCCTCTTGTGGCATAGCAAATTGCATGTGAGCTTGTAAATGTAATAATACGTTCTTATATCCCTCTGGATTATCGCCCCGCACCTGTCTACCAACTTCACTAACTAACCATCTACGGCAAATATCAGCCTCGACTAAATGGTTATCTATCATTGGGTCTACTTCTACTGACGGTAATTCCTGTCCATCAGGAGTAGGATAAGGTGCAGAATTGAGAAGTATCTGAATCTCTTCATGCTGTTTCTGCACAAACTCTTCATTCGGAATCTTAAATTCAGGTAGACCAATGATGCTCTTAAACAGATTAATATTCTCAGGTGATGTTAAAGCTTGCACAATAAGTGGATTATTAGACTCAAAGAGCTTCATTCCAATTTCACTCTTCTGCGCCCATGTAATTGGTAACTGTTCTGAGGCTTCTAATTCAATATCACCAATTTTACCTTCTAAGTCAGCCTTCTTAATAAAAGAATTAACATAGCTACCAGTACTATCTCTCTCTACAATACGCTCATCTTCTTCAATACACTTCATGTAAGCGGGAATAACCTTACCAAAAATTTCTTTCCACCACACAGTTAACATCTTCCAAGGAGTCTGTAATCTCTGTAGTGCCTGAGCACGAGACATTGAATATTCTGACGCGGTCCTACTACCAGCAGACTGCATACCACCGAATAGTGATGGAAGAGCACCAGATACTAACTGACCTAACTCCTGTAACCGATTAAGAAATGGTAATATCTCTCCAGATAAAGTTGCTGTCTTTAGTTCAAAGAATGACTCACCTAGTGCCTTACCACTTCTACTCTTAACAGGGAATATTGAACCTGGATTAACTTCCTGCTGACTATACTGGTCAAAGTTTAGAACATTAGGGTCAGCAAAAGTCTGTGATATACCGTGCTCAATAGTCTGAACAACTAATGAAATAATGTCGTTAGTTAAATCTTGAACTGAAGTTAAAATCAGTCCAGCAGGATCATGATGTAGGTAATCAGCTAATGGATTCTTAGTTAAAGTCCAATGGTCGTCAAGACATTCATCACGAGATTCACAATAAATATCATTAACAAATACACAAGCTGCACCATGAGGGAACTTTTCCTTGAGAAGTTTAGCATCAGCTTCTTCAAGTATGTTAAACGCTGCGGTCCGTAACCATGCATTTCTTACGGTAACATTATTAGTTGGGTATTCACCCTGATACTGTGGATTAAGTCTACCCCACTGTTCATAAGAATCGTGAATTTCTCCACCCTTAGGTAGCTTATCAAAAGTATCTTTCTTTAGATGGTCATATCGTTCAAGAACATTAGTATAGTGAGTTTCATAGGAGAAGATAAGTGAAGGTATATCTTCCTGTTTCATTGCATAGTTAGGAACCTTCACATATAAACCACCGTATGCCTCTAATATCTGACGGGATTTAGGCTTCTGTGTAACTCCAACTAACTTCTTTACAACTGAAGTCTCTATAGAAAGATTAGGATTAACTACTCCGCAATTAGAGCACTCAGCTTCTAATGAGATAGAAGGATCAAATTCATCGAACCGCGTCTGACATTCTGGGCAGTTATATACACTATTCTCTTGAGTTTCATCTTCATATTGATTGACGGGATAAGTGCCAAACTTTTCATCTTCTTTTTCATAATTATGGCAAGCTACTAATCCCTCAGTAGACCAGATGTAAAGAGCATGAACCCAAAGTAGAATTACATCATTATGCTTATAGACTAGTTCGGCAATCTTATCACCAGCTTTTGCAGTCGAAATGTCAAGTGGATTATCTGCATCATCTGGTAAGCATTTGATACCTGGAACTATAATTGATAATGCCGCAATAATCGATTCTAAGTATGCCCTAAAGACATTAACTGGCTTATCATAATACTCTTGGTCAGAATCAGATTCCTGCGGAACACGCCAGTCGTGCGCTACTTCTGAGAAATAAATACGAGAGAATCCATCCCAATATAACTTTAGCTTACGCCAAAGTAGTATCTGACGTTCTCTGACAGCTTTATCTTCTTGATCGAAATGATCAACTACTGTTTTGAGTAACTGAGGTATTCTATCTTCTGCCATTATTTTAATTTTCGAGGCATACCGAATTCAGCTTCAAAAGGAGATGATGGAGAACTATACATTTTTTTCTTCTGTTCAAATATACGTTTTATTACATTTTCATATGCTGCACGATCTTCTATCATTTTTATAATATTACTACCTATATTTTTAAGAGGAGTAGGAACAGGCGGCTTAACAGCCATCATAGGAGCAATCATTCCCATTATCTGTCCAGCAGGATCATTACCTCCAGTTAAATCTAAAATCTTTCTAATAATACTAGTCGTAGGAGTATCTAATACAGACTCCTGTCCTGACTGATATTTAAGAGCAATCGGATTCTTTATCTTAGCGGGCATCTATTTACTCGCTAAAACCTTACGCTTCTTCTTACTCTCACCCATTATCATTTCTCTAGCTACAGATGGTGATGGGCCTACGCCTTTTTTCTTAGATTTTTCTGGTGAGTGGGCCATCATCTGAAAGAAGTTATACTGCTTCTTGCTTTTTATCTTGTTCGGCATTTATTCCTACTTCCTTCTCAATATCTTCTATGCCCTTCTTTATTCTTTCTTCTTCAGCCTTCATCCTATCTTTCTCTTCTAACATCTGTTTTCTTACATTCCAAGGCATATGGCGCGGTGCTATAGGTTCATATGTTCTAGTCTCTTCTTCTACTGGAGCAGAAGGATTAGTAATCTTTAACAATGAATCAAGAAGTAATCTCTTCTCAGCATTAGCATTATCAATCTGATGCTGAAGAATCTCACATCCCTTACAGTCATCTTCTATGCCAAACAGCTTATAGATTATTTCTTTAATCATCGTGATGCCCTATGATACCTTCTTACAGGTTGAACTCCATCACTTCTCTCAATATGCCTAGCATTACGATAGAATGCAGTGAAATCTCTATCATTACTTAACTTAGCAAGAAGTTCTTCTCGCCTCTGAATAGCATTAAATTCACTCTTTGCATCATTAACATAAGTATCAGCAGCATCAATCATGTATCTTATGCCATCATAGGGATCATCACCATCGAACTCTGCTACATCTTCTGCAGAAACTCCCTCTCTACTCTTGGCATATACACATGCTTTAATAGCATTTATCAGTGCAGAACAAGTATTAAAAATTTGTAACTTAGGTAGATTCTTTTCTTCCTCATAAGGTGTGAACGACTTGAGATAAGAGTTATACTCAGCCATAGTGCGATTACGAAGAATCCACTGAGCATAATCATCATTATAAGTCTTTACATCTTCAGCGGGCCGCACCTTCTGTTTGAATCTAAGATACTCATGAAGAAGTATTTTACCTGCTATTCTCGAGCCAGGACTATTACGCGATAATTCTATTGGTCTACCTATAGCATCTTCAATCTGCTGTTGGATAGTATGTTCCATTCCCCTATCCTGTCCAGCAGATTTACAGAAGCGAACGATGCGGGGATTATCTTTATCAATGAATTCCTTAGCTACAGGTGCCCATTCCTCTATCTTCTGTTTAATAAATGTTAACTCTTGATATACATAAAGTCGCGCATCAGGACTAATAGCACCAAAGCCAATCCATGTCATAGCACGATAGCCCCAATCACCGATAACGATACGAGGCCAATACTCTGGTATTTCAAACGGTTCTATAACATGAAGTGCATTATCCGGTTCATCTGGATACTTTCTATCTCTAAACTCTTCAAATACCTGACCTAAATAAGCATCGAATGAACCATAAAGTTTTGCTTGTTTTTCAGCTTCTGGTAATCCTTCAAGAGACTGTTTATAAGATGGGTCAACATAAGGATTATCAGCCTGAGTAGCAAAGATAAAAATTCGTTTATTACCACCACGACCTACAATAATCTTATCACCTTCAAGGCAGGGATCAATAAATCTCTTTTTTACCCATGTATGCCCAATACCACCAGGCATCCCTGCACATCTAACAATTGATGGTAATCCACTTCCAGTCGCGGCTCGGACTCTTTCAAAGGCGATGTAAAGATACTGCCATTCAGTGTAAGAAGTTATCTCATCAGGTGTGAATAAGTTAATTTCCATGGAGTCATAGTTATGAACATCATCCTCATGCTCACAATGTCCTAACTTAACTATGGCACCTGATGGAAAAGTGAACACCATGTCACTCTTGTTAAAGTCTACATGAAATGGTCGATACAAAATCTTAGCACGAGGCACAATCTCATTCTTTAACTCTGGCATCGTGCGCCGCATAAACACTTGCTTAAAGCGCGGATTCTCTATCCACCTGTGTATGATAGGATAAGCTAATAATAATTCGGATTTTCCACTACCAGCTCCACCTAAGAACGCAGCTTCCTTAATAGAAGTTGGTAGAGCTAAAAACTTCTCCTGTTTACGTGTAGGACGCCATTCGTTTTTTTCGTTAAATGGCATTATTCTACTGAATGACGAAGCCTAGCATTATGAATCACAGCAAAAGCAGATATACCAGTCCATGCTAATGAAACCCACATAGTTGCTTTTGGATGCTTCTTATGTAATTTAATTAGCATCCAATCAACTCCTACCATAGTTCCCATCTTAACTACTGCCATACCAGTAGGATTAGTTACTAATGGTCGAAAGAGTGGATTACCCTCATGGAACCCACCTGGATATCTACCTAATAGATACATAGTCTCTGCAATATCAGCACCTTGTAAAATAGCAGTTGCACTGATAGATAACTTGAATACCCTAGTCTCTATCTGTGGCGGTTGTGCTAGTGCTACGCAGAGAACTAATGAAGAAAACATTTCACACCTAAGTAGAGATAGCTATAGTAGCTACTCCAGTAGCGATAGTCACAGTAACAGTAGCGATAGAAGATAAGTCAACTGGAACTACCTTACCATCTTCCTTAGTGATAAAGAGCACAGCCTTATCAAACTGAATGTCAAGACGGTCAGCATTGTTAAAAACAGTTGCGGTCATGGTCTTAGCAGGACCAGTTACACCAGTTACTGTAATGTTGCCAGTCATCATTTATCTCCCTTATTCGTTTACTATAGTAGCAGGTGGAATTACACCCTGCGAGATTAAGAACTGTAACGACTGCTTTCTTAATGAATTAGTTCTAAAATCCATATTGTTAAATGCATTATTTAGTCCCACAGCAGTTGCACCATCAAAAGATTTAGCAGCTACATTGCCTAAGTTATCAATATATACTATATCTAGAGTATCAGGGTATCCCTGGACTCCAAACTGTGGAGTTACAGATAGTATACTATAACTCGTTACAGTCGATGAAGAAACAATTGGAGTTATTAAAACTGCCTTTTCCATTTAATTAGCTCCAATGCAAATCCAATTAATTAAGTCACCAGCCGTAAATGCTGCCGAAGAAGTAATAGTTAATTGAGTAGTAGTAGCTATAGCTTTAAGAACTAATCCAGTGCTAGCATTCATAGCAACTACGAATGGTGCAGAAGCCCATGTAGTAGCAAAATTAATTATTCCTGCACTAGCAGCTCCACCAGTTCCTACATTAACTTGTCCTGCTGTATCTGTAGAATCTGCTGTAATAGATGGTGTAGTTCCAAAACCGCTGGCGATGGTGGGGGCGGCGGCAAACTGGAGACGAATACCACTAACCAGTGGGTCCGATGTCGTAAATGACACGGCGCCGTCAACAGGAGAAAAAGCTAAACTACGTCCATTCCAAGAGAAATAGGCCGATGCGCCTGTGAACACGTTAGACGTGCCGATTAGGGAACCGTAGTATGTCGCATTCCCGACACTATCTATCCTAAGGAGATTGTCCCACGCCCCATTATTCACGCGCCCCATGAGGTGATAGGTGAACGTCGGCGCCGCCGCGCCCTGAACAGGTCTTATTTCCCATCTAACTTCTACAGGTTGACTACCAGCAGTAGCATTGGTTTTCCATCCCTGTCCTATCTGAGATAATCCTGGTGAATACTGCTGCGCTCCTGCTGCTGCTGGAGTATTATTAACTAAACTTAATACTGGTGCAGAAGTTACACCAATAGCATTCTTAATTAGAGTTAATGGTCCATCTATAGTTATTGGACCGGGAGTAACTTTGTCACCAATAAAAGGAAAAAGAAATATACTATTAGCCATTATTCTCTTCCTTCTTCTGTGACTCCATCACCAGAAGATTCTTTAGAGAATCAATCTCACCATCCAACTTAAGCATATCCATTTCAACCTGAGTAGATTGCATCTGAATCTGCTGTGCTTGCATCTGTAATTGCTGTCTATGCAAGTAGAGTTTAGCAGAACGTGCATTTGCTTCATCTATAAGTTTCTGATAGTCCATATTAGTCACTCACTAATTCTGCAGTAATAGTTCCACCACCAACTATATTAGCTGATACACGGGCGCGGATTGCACCAATAGTTCCTAATATATGAACTACTTGTTCCTTACCACCTGTTAAAGTGAGTGCATCTAGAGTATAAAGAAGAGACCATGTTCCAGCATAATCATAAGACTGTGCCTCTTCAAGTAATACAGTTCCACTAGTAATAGTTCCAGCACCACGAAAATGAACTCGTGGATTACTAGAGCTAATTGGTAAAACTACACCAGTTCCTGTGCCTGTAGTTACTAAACTAAGAAGAGATGCAATTACACCTTTAGTAGAAGCTACAACTGTCATTTTTACTTATCCTTCTTAGAAACAGTGTTAGGCTTATCCCACCAGCCCTTACTTCGGCCTACTGTTAAAATATCTGTAATAAGCCCCAAGATCTTCTTAATCTTATTCCACATTACTCACTAATCCTGTTAACCTTAGCTGCCATAGTCCCGATAGCACCAGCACCTAACAGAGTCAGGATAAGCTGATAAGTAGCTTCATCTATGTAGCCTAATGAATAGGCCGCACCAGCGATAGCAATAAGAATGGCAACTATGTAAGTCTTGTAACCTTTTAACATGATGCTTCTCCTCTTACACATGAATCTTAACTACAAAATTACGTCCATTTGATAGTTGTCTATCATAAGCACGGAGAATACCCGGTGACTCAAGATCAGTTCTGTGATGATAATTACCTCTCTGAAATTCTAATGGAACTGACAATGCACCTTCTGCCCAAGCGATTGCACATTCTAATTCCCTACCATCCCACAGTTCTGAACTCTTACCATGAATGCTATGAAAACAAGAACCTGCACATAAAAGTGCTGCACCACGCGCAGCATCATATGCATGAACTACATTATTATCCCTGTCAGGGAATCGTGTATTCTCATTAGATAGGCATGGATGATTACAAATATTAGCGAACTCCATAGCATTATGTCCAACCTTACGCCACCACTCATTTAAATTATTACTGTGGTAACAACAATAATTCCACGCTGGTTGTTTTGGTCTCGCATCAGCACAAGCTGAACCATTAGATGCAATAGTTACTAATGGACGCGGTAAATTATCTGGTGACCCAAGATTCGCACTATTATCATGCTCATTAATTCTTTCAAGTAGAACATTACTCTCTTTATCACAAATGTCCACTAGCTTTCGCCAGTGTTCTTTCATCTCTTCTTGATTCGCAAATAATTCTGTATAAGGCCCAGTGAATGCTACCAGTTCAACATAGATACCAGCTTCTGCATAATACTGTAAGAACTCTGGAATAGCTCGATACATCATATCATTAGGTATAAGCCTACCAATTCCATTCACAGAGTATGCTGTAAAGACACGAATAAAATTATAACCTAATAATCTACGCTGGTCTCTAATATCTACTAGATTCTCACCATTAACAAATCTTCCAAGAGCATTAAAGTCACTAGCTTCTATGACCGTAAAAGGTGTTCCATCTTCTAGAGTGAAAAACTTACCAGAAACTTTAAGTCGCGGTAATGAAGGTAATGGTTCTGGTTCAGGTGGTATTGGGCAACCAACATCCTCATTAGCACGTCGATTACAATGTGAAATTACTTGACCTACTGTATATCCCCCCTCATAAAATCTCCAGAATAAATCTGTGATTAGTTCAATATGAATTGGACTTCTAGTTATAGATAGATATATCTCATTAAGTTTTCGACCAAAATTCATTGTGTCTTGATAATCCATCTATCTACTCTATGATAGTACTTGCACCTATCAACTTATTAACATCTCGTGCAATAGAATCTAATTTAAGATCAATGCGAACTCTCCATTTAGTATCATCCTCACGCGCACTCTCTAATGTAGTGACACGGTTCTCCATTCTTACTAAGAAGAATAAGCCTAACATTCCTGGTAGACCTAATCCACATGCCAATCCTAATGTTATTGACCAATCAATCATTTATCTACCTTTATGTGTATCAAATTCAATATGAACATGAGTATCTTCCAAAACTATTTCATAAGGTGGTGGGAGCCGCATCTGTAGATACTTACCTAATAAGACTAAATCAATTGGATTATCTTTATCAGTATCTAAATCCCATGCTAATGAATGACCATGAAAAGTATTTGCACTATGCTTACCATTATCTATAGCATTAATATCAACGGTTATTTTATTAATACGGCTCCACTCATTAGCTTCTTTAAATAAGAGAATAGTCTTATCATCAAATATATTAATAGTTACATAAGGATTAGAAGTTCCTGGTAGTCCAGTGAATCGTAGCATTACTTTTTCTTCTTCTCTATAACTATCACTAGTGGATTACCACGTTTACCCATCAACTTAATCCTATAAACATCACCATAGATATCTGTCAGTAGCCAATCACCAGTTCTAACATCTTCTAACATTTGGGGTAGATTCTTGGTCATTCCTTTATCTCAATAATCTCAAAGTCAGATTCTTTCTTCATCACTGGTGAATAGAATACATAATTTGGACCAATATGTGTCTTTTCTCCAGCTTCAGGTTCCATATTACGAATGATGACAGACATATCCTTAGCGATGCCTGCGGCATCACGAGGCTTTTCTCCCGCAAGTTTATCTAAAGTTATTGAATCAAGTGCGCCGAGAAGTGTTCTACTAGCTTTAGAAGTGATTCGTTCTTTAACTTTTTCTAGATGGGACTTTAAATCTTCTTGCGGCTTATGATAGGTAGCTAATGATGTAGCGCCTTTAGTGTATGCATCTACTGAATCATGACTTACACCAAATGATTCTCCTAATGCTACTGCACTCTTCCTACCATTAACTGTAGCTTCTTCACCTAATAACTTACGTAGTTCTTGGGGAACTGCCTTATCACCATTCCTTCTACCACTGTGCTCTTTATCAATAACGATAGGAGTCTTAACTACATCCTTCTCGTGTTCTATCTCTTTATCAAATATCTCATCCGGAACTATACCTAATGGCATTATCCCTGACCATAACTATAATTCCTATCATATGGACTGATTTATAATAATTGAGCGCAGCCCTACACCCTAAGAGAAGTATAGGTCATCTCTCCCCCCTTGTCAAGAGGGACTAAACTACTGATTCCAAAGGACTTATCATAAGTGTCCTCAAAAGTGGACACCCCTTCAGATTATTATTTTTCCAAAATTTTTTCTAACATCCATATGATATGAGACTCTATGATGTAGTAATTTAGAATCAATAAAACTATCACCCATCGATGGAGGACAATGTTCCCTTCCGGTTTTCCTCAGATGGGACCCTTCAACATGCCCATACGGGGTCCGATGATGTAGTGGATGATGTGATGCCATCATTATCATCAGCATCATCATTAGTATTAGAGTAGTATGGAATGAAACTTTGTAATACAAAGTAATATATATTACAAAGGTATTGACAAGCGACTAGTGACGATGTATATTGTTACCAGTCGCGCAGGGTTCATTGACAACTAAATAGATTGTAGACTGATTAGATTGCACCTGGATTGGACAAGTGCAACAATGACAAAGACTCTAGTGTTAGACGGTCCTAAGAGAGCGGTAGAACAGGCCATTGCAGAATTGCGGTCGGCCATCGAATATGATAATCTACCTGTAACTCTGGGCGTGCAAGCAGGTAAATTGCCTTACGGCTTTACACGTTTGAAGTGTAAACAGAACTAACAGAGTTTCAAGGTGCAGTCTAATGAGTCTATAATCACAAGGCAGGTGCAAGTGAAGTGTAAGCTATGCACGACTAACGTGCTACACTCTATCCGTCAGCATCTTGAATCGATTGGGAGGGGTGACAAGTGACACGAAAAGATTACGAGAGAATTGCAGCCTGTATCGCTGGCGCGCTGCTAGCATCTACAAATGCGAACGCCGTCGATGCTATCTATGACCTTCAAAAACGTCTTACGCTTGAAATGGAATTGGATAGCCCACGTTTCAACCGTGACAAATTCCAGTCGCGTATCACCGCTATCTGTCATTATGGAGAATAACACAATGGTCAAACAGTGTGCAATCTGTTCCGCTCACTATCACCGAGATAAGCGCCATTGTCCCTATTGTGGTGCCGCTCCGTTGCGAGGTATTCTCTTACCTCACAGTGGACTAATGGTAAACGCGCATCGTGTCAGCCATGTCAATCACTTGAATAACTGCAACATCGTCAAGTCTTACGGCGCTTGTAAACTCTTTGTATGAGGTGACACTATGAGAGAATTGGAACTATCACAGGTTTTGGAGAGACTTGAGTCTCACAAACGTATCATGATTGGAATTGTGCAATCACTTCCAAATATGAGCGAGTTTGAGATTGCCATAGTCTATATTTCCATTCTGGAAACAGAGTGTAAATGGATTAAAGGCAAAATCAAGTAAACAAAAAAAATACCGGGTTCGGATTATTAGTCCGTTCCCGGTATTTTCTTATCTACTAACGATGATGTTAGAGACTCGCAACCTGCGCCCGCATGGCGGAAATGGTCTGCTCGACAAGTTCGGCAGGAACCTTAGCCTGCAAGAGGTTACGCTTAGCAACCTCGATACGGTCTTCCTGACTCATCGTGTCAGGCTTGTAAGGTGCGAGAGCCGACATGTAAGAGTTCTGACGAGCGTTATTCTTCCGCACGGTATTAACCGCACTAAGAACTTCCTCCGCCTTAACATGCTCACTCTCGACAACGATGTCACCATCTTCCAAAGCATCCCACTGATACTTGTAGATGATGTCGTTAGGAACCTGAAAAGTAACAGATTCCTTGTTTACGGTGGCCGACTTGTCACCAGCCCGAATCGTTCCTTCGCCAGTCTCGACCTTCATTGGCTTGACTCCTTCCGTGGCTTAATTACCACTGTCTATAGTATAGGCTTCGGTCGGTCATTTGTCAAGTCTTTTCTCGCTTAGGAGTCGAAAAATCAATGTCCTATTTAGATGATGTTCATCCCGTCACATTCCCGCTCCGGTTCCGCTCCCGTCCCGCTCGATTCCCGCTCCCGTTCCAACATGCCGTCCGCTCGTAAGTCACTGATTCTAGTGGACTTATAACTTGACTAGGTATACCTCTATATATGGACCCCTATCGTCCTACCCCACTGCCCTATTTAGGTGACACTCCCCTTAGTGTGTTGTTTCGTTCTTTCTTATTTTTTTTTTTTTTTTTTATTATATATCATAATACAACAATATGGATGGTGTCCTCTCTAGGTGACACTTGACAAGAGGGGCTCATGGGCGTATATTATAGGGTATGGGTAGTGAAGGGGCCAAGGACCGTCTAGGCAACGACTTAGCGCCGGACGGGACATTGGACTCCGAGCGGGAAGGCGACGGGCCTAGAGCGGAGGGGCAGCGGGACTCCGAAGGTGCCAAGTTAAGATGTGAAGTTTGTGGATTTACACCACTAGAAAAGCACGCAAGTAAGCTATTACATCGTCACCATATACACCCGAAAGGTGTAGGTGGCGTGAAGATGAGAAACAACACTATGGTGCTTTGTAGTGGATGCCATCATCTAGTGCATGTTCTGATAGATGATGGAACTATTATGATAAATCTAATCAAACGCAAGTATACATATGGTGAAACATTACAGAAGGTGCGGTGCTATAGGGAATCAGCTATGCGTCGTGGTAGAAAATGTTTCTTCGGTAAGGGTAGCAGGACTAAAGACTACACGAAGTAATGCGTAACATCATCGTATGGGAGTAATCTATATGCTTATTAGAATGCCGGTCCGTTCAGCATACGCAAAATTCAGAAGGTTTCGTCTTATACCTTACAGAGTGATAAACATAATGACTATTCATAAGCCTCATGTTTATCACTGGCTTTGGTGGGTGTGGTAAAATAACACTTGACATTCTGCTAGACTCTGTTAGTATTGGATTGGAGATTCTAATGCGATTGCCTAAGTATTAAAAGTAATCATACCATTCTAACATAGTTTACTAGTTTCTCATGTTAGATTGGATACTAAGATGAAACTAGTTACTTGACAACTGAATACTGTGTTCTACTATTAGGACCGATAAATAGCTACCCTGAGCAAGTAGCACACTACCGAGCAAATTGGAAAAAAGTAGTGAAATAATCGGTCGCCCTTGGATGACTCACTTAACTTCAAGGGAAACTGTTAGATTATATATCTAGCAGGTAGAACACAGTATTGAGTTGTCAACATTCCATAAGAGACAAAATGAATCATTCATTTGTGCCATCACGTCTAGATACTCTACAATGTGCTACCTGCTCACGTATAGAAAAAGAGCACGGTATAACAGATTGCGAGTCTTGCGGTAAGAATACCGATTGTGAATTAATCGGTTCTATTCTTATGTGCAAGTCTTGTGCTGACCGTGAAAAGACTATCACTCCAATCGAGCCTATTCAGGCTATTCTAACTCCTGAAGAAAAGTTAGATGCTACCATGAAAAAGGTAGCCGAATTGGTGCGCGAAATTGATTCTAATGAGTCACTTCGTTCTAGAGAAGAATTTTTCAATGCAGAGACTATCTCTGTAGCTGAAATTAAGAATCGTATTGAATCAGATAATACCATCGAAGATAAGCAACTAACACTAGCTAAGACTGTGCAAGCGCGCATTGAAAAATTACGTTCTGTCATTATGCATCTTGGCGCGACTCGTCTTAGCATGGTAGCACGCGCCGAAGCGAATCAGGTATTCTTAAATGAAACTGTAGTTAAACTAAAGTTAGAACAGCGAGCACAATTCAAGGAATCTGACCTACGTTATAAGTCACCAGAGCCAATTAAGCCAAAAAAGAGTAGTAAGATTCCGAGCACTAACAAAGTAGTGCAATCTGTTTATAATGCTATTTATGCTAAGGCTGTTGAGGCTGGAAAGATTAGTCAAGAGCAAGCTATTAAGTTAGCAGAACAGCAAGTAGCTAATATGTTACAGGGTGCCGGTAAAAAGTAAGGATTAACACAATGACTAATTTCCAAGTTCAGACGCGCAGCGAATCACACGGTATTAACTACTATGAAACTTTAGCACTGGCAATCGCAGCAGCAGATAATGACGAAACAATATGGAAAATTAGTTTCTCACTTGCTACAGGTGAGAGAGTTAGACTGGTTTATGATGGTGTAGTAGGTTGGATTTATGAGCCACTAGTAGGTGGAATAGTATGAGATGTTCAATCTGCGGTAAGAAACTGCGCGCATCTTATATTAACATCTATCTAGATGAAACTTGCCTTACCTGTGCATGGTGGTCACTTAACATCTTTAATCCACTGAATTTTATGGCATATAGAAACTTTCTAAGTAACTATTGTTATTATAGGTAACATAGTAATGCCAGAAATTCCTCCCCGTATCACCACATTACATGATAAATGCCCTACGTGTGGCAAAGTTAAAAAAGAGAAAACATCCTTTGAGTTCAATGGGACTAAATTCTCTTATCTTGAATGTGGGCATTTAATTACTACTGTTCTACCTAAGCAAAATCCATATGAGACTATAGTTAGCAATTCATGGATTGACGAAGTTAAGAATTGTCAGCATGAATGGAATAAGAATACCTGTGTTCGGTGCAGTGAACATAGGATGTTCTCCTATCAGATTGATTCTGCTAGAGCAATAGAACATAACTTAGGCAGATTCGGCCTATTCCATGAGCAAGGACTAGGTAAAACTATTATTGGATTAGCATGGCTTAAATTCCATCCAGAAGCATTAAAGTATCTAATTGTTTGTAAATCATCTCTAAAGTTTCAGTTCTTCAAAGAGATAGTAAGATGGATTAGTCCACTCTATGCTCCACAGATAATTGAAACTGCTAAAGATGAATTACTACCAATGTTTAAAGGTTATATTGTATCATATGACCTGCTACGTCGTTTCGATTTACAGAAGTTTTATGATGTAGGTATTAAATCACTAATTCTAGATGAGTGCCAGCAGATTAAGAACCCTGACTCTGCACGAACACAAGAAGTGCGGCGCTTAGTTAAGGAATGTGGTGAATATGTCATTCCCATGAGTGGCACACCTTGGAAAAATCGTGGGAGTGAATTTTTCGTTGCACTAAATATTCTAGCACCAGAGAAGTTCTATTCCTTCGCTGCATTCAAGAGTCAATGGGTTGATTACTATTGGAATGGAGCTAAGTATAAAGAAGGTGGAATACGTCGTATTGATGATTTTAGAAAACTTACATCTGATATATTGATTCGTAAGGAGCGCGTCGAAGTAATGCCAGAACTACCACTCATTGATAGACATTTACAGTATGTGGAAATGGATAAGTATGGCAAGGAAGAATATGAAATTTATCTCAACGATTTTATAAGGATATATAATCAGGCAGTCATTAGTGGAGAAGAAGATTCATTTAAAGAAGGCGGCAATATACTCGCCGCACTAGCAAAAATGCGACATGCAACAGGACGCGCGAAAATACCAGCTACAATTGAATTTGTTCAAGAGTTTATAGACCAAACTGATAGAAAAATTGTAGTGTTCGTGCATCATAAAGACGTTGGTGATGCAATATTTAAAGTCCTAGTAGAATGGTGTAAATTACAAAATAATGGAATGTTAGCACCATTAAAGATTACTGGTGAGATGGATAGTGAGGAACGATTCCATACACAAGAGAAGTTTAACGACGCGCATCGTATTCTAATCGCATCTACATTAGCAGCGGGTGAGGGATTAAATCTACAGTCATGTAGTGATTGTATTGTGCATGAGAGACAATGGAACCCTGCTAATGAAGAACAGGCAGAGGGACGTTTTATTCGTATCGGACAGACAGCGGATAGTGTTACCGCAACGTATATGACAGCAGAAGGCACAGTAGATAATATTCTAGCTGACATAGTAAATGAGAAGCGAGTTGCGTTTAATGCTGTTATGAGTAATGAAGGTATTACTTGGAATCAGTCTGATATTATTAAGAGACTGAGTGAAGGTATTATCAAACAAAGACAAAACAAATAACAAACACAAGGAGAAACTACAATGAGATTCACAATTGAAATGGATGAAAAGCTAATTATTGAGGCTGTAACTAAAGAGTTTAGTGTGAAACTAAATGCTGTAACACGCGAAATTGCTTCAAAAGCAATGGAGAATTACAGAGGTAAAGTAGAAAAAGCAGTAGAACTATATCTTGCTAAAAGACTTACAGATAAGGAAATAAGTTCACTAATTGATAAGGCCGTAGCAGTTATTATTGAAGATAAAATTGCAAGGGGTTCTTACTAGTAGTAGCGCAAAGGAGTAAGAGATGATATATTACTATTATTGCCTAGTTTACCCCAATGGTGCTTTTGTAGGTAAAGACCAGCACAGTGGAGGTTATCCTTATCGCGTAATTGGTGGCGATATAAGATACGCTTGGTTAGAAACAAATAGTAGGTCGTTTGATAAGTATATTGAAATGTTTAAGTCTGAAAACTTTTCAATTAGAGAAGTAAGAATAGAAGTTGGGCATATTGACTAGATAGGGAGTAAGAGATGACTGTAAAAGAACTAATCACAAAATTGCAAGAGATGCCACAGAATCATCAGGTAATTACAGACCGACATAGTGAATATGATTTGATTAAAAATGTTCATACTATGTTAGGATTTGATAGTGGAGGTTATATTTCAAAGCCTCATTATGAAATGGAAGAATTAAGGTCATGCGGCTATGTTTATATTGGAATTTAGTAAAGAGTAAGAGATGAAATCTTACGATGTAATCGGCTACGTTTGTGATGGTGAAATTTATTGTCCTGGCTGTGCGCAGCACTTTTCAGAGCCTATTTTTGCAGGTGATGAGGTCATGGAAGGTGATTACTGTGCAGAATGTGGTAATGAATTGTTTAGCGAAAGTGAAGTAGAATATGGTGAAGAAGATAATTAATCACGCTACAGTCACAGGAATGATGTATGCTAATATCATAGATATTCCTATGCTAATGCATGATAAATGTAATAGTAGCACAGAAGCTATGATGCTATGGATTCAGATTTATCTTGATACTAAACTGATTATGTCAGTGAATAGGATGAATTAGTTATGAAACTCTGTATTAACTGTAAGCATGAAAATGGTGAGCCACATTACCCTAAGTGTTTTAAAAGTGAATACACTAACCCTGTGACTGGCACTAAAAGACTCCAACCGTGTTTTCAGTTTAGAACATTTACAATGAATGATTACTGTGGCCCTGATGCTAAGTTTTTTGAAGCTAAAGAAGAGTAAGTAATGCCTAAAGACTATAGAGTAACATGTAAGAAGTGTGGCAGGCGCGGTAATTATAGGTCATTTAAAGATAAGACATGGCGTGGTGGATTTTTTAAGAGGAGATTTGGAACTTGTCTTAATGATATTGCTTGTGAACTTAGGATGAAAAGGAAAAGTAATGCAACTCCTACTCCTAACACTGTCATTAATCATAGCTAGTGTAGATATAGCTATGTCAATCACAGTAGATGATTGGTTTAGAATGTTCTGTGATTGCACTCTATTCATTCTAATCTGTGCAGCAATAATGTTGGAA